CTCATTGACTTTCCGTAAACCTGAAGTAACCAACTGATCCACGCGTTGATGAGAGATCTCCATCTCATCCGCAATCACATGCAGTGTCGCGTTATCACTGAACCTACGCAACAGGATGGATCGTGTGCGTTCATCGAGTGAACGCATAGCCCTGTCCATGTCAGCAACCATCGCAAAAATATCGTTGCCTTCGCTGATCAGTTTCGTTTTCCTTTTGCCACCCATCTCGGCCGGATCCATTACTTGACCTGCGAGATCATGATCACCTGAATCCCACACTTTGATCAGTGACTCGATCAGTGTGGAGCGGTAAAAGAATTCATCTTGAGGGTTGTATCCCAGTTTGCGTGCCTTCTCTGCACGTGCCCGCCTTTCAGCGTGACGCGAAAGGAACGTGACCATCGCGTACTCACCTGACTTGCGTTCGGCTTTGTCTTCCCGGAACAGGTACTCACGTACCTTGTCCTGCCTGCGTAACGCGTACTCCACTGCTATGGATTGCAAGTCTTCACGATCCACGTACCCGTAGAACCTGCGATGTACTACGCGTGATGCTATTACAGCGAGGCGAACAACATCCTCCCAAATGGGATCGTCCATACTTATTTCTTCATGTGTCTCGCGTGTTGCATTCTCTACCACGAGTACTGCTCCCCTTCGAATACGAAACTCTTGTTCACGATGGGTATGGGTACAGGTACAACGGTCTTGCCATGCTCATAGATCACACCGAACCCTTGCTGCCAGTTCGCTATGCCTTTCGTGTACTTGGCTTCCTTCAAGTCCATCAGGTTGCCTACTTCGAATCCCCATAGTGTGCGTGTCAACGTGCCACCCACACTGGTGGAGTAGGGCTGTAAACCTAATCGATGTGAGTGTCCACACACCACCGACTTACCGGTCTTCCTTGTTAGCCCCGCTGCTGTTTGTCCTGCCACTTGGGATGCTCCGGCCTCATCACCGTGCAGTGCAACCCATCCGGGTGCAATGCCATCCCAACCATGCTTGTGAAACTTGATGCTGAGTTGCGGTAAACGCAGGAAGTTCTCAAGTTCTAACTCTGGCAACCCAAGGAATCCCGGTGCGTTACGCATGACTTTATGGAACAGTCTGTCTGTGTGATTCGAACGAATCATGTGCTGCACTTGCAAGTTGTGCAACACTTGCACTGTAGTGTCCCGATCCTTACCGATGCTGCGCTCGTACTCGAGCGGAGTACCCGCACTCCAACGACTGATCGTTTGCATATCCATTTCATCGCCGATACTTACCACTACATCGTTGTCGGTCTTGTGATCAGCAATGCATTGAGCGACCGCATCCACTGCCTTCTTGTCATGGTAAGGAACTTGAAGGTCACTGATGATCCACTTGCGGGACATTGGGGTCATGGTCTACTCACAATCTCTGCACCTAATGCTGCATAGCCAGCCATATCAATCCACGAATCAATGTAGTCAGGGTTAACTGCAGCCCTCACCATTTTCATGGACGCTAACAACAGGCACACTTCGTGTGCGCTGACTTCCGTATCAAGGATGACACTCCACACTCGAGCGATCCGATCATGCGCAACGTGCGCATCCCCGTACATGTCTGCACGGTCACCGTTAATGAGGGTATTGGCATTGGCAAGAACAGTCTCGCGAGTCAACAAGTCGGAGCCTTTCATCGAGTTGCCTTCACTAAGTCTGTGAAGTGCTGCGCTCCGTAATTGAGGATCGTACTGTTCACATCTTCGCCGTAGGGAAGCGACACGCGTATCCCATTAGGGATTTCTTCAGCAAGTTTCTTTGCCAGATCCTGCCCCGGATTCGTGCCGTCTTCCTTCTTGTCATTGTCGGTAACGATGATGACTTTGCCTACCCCATCAAGGCATCGACCGAAGATGCTACGCCAACCATTAGTGCCACCGATAGCAATCGCTGGGTGACCTGCGAGTGTTGCGGCTATCGCATCAAGTTCACCTTCCACGATGCACACTTCTTCGATAGCATCGATCAACGATTGCACATTAAAGATGTGCATCTTCTGCCCTGCAGGTGCAAGATACTTCTTGCCATCACCTTGGATCCTGCGGAACTTAAACCCAACAACACCTGATGGTGTTGAGTATGGGATGGACAGCATGCCAAGGAACTTGTCATCATGTCCGGGTGCTGGTGTTCGCACGTAACCCAACTGGAATTGTTCCGCACCATCCATCAACCCACGTTCAGTCAAGTAATCCTCAGCGGGTGAACCCTTCAAGCACTGGTGATACATCTCCGATGCGATGGTGCGCATCTCCATCATCTTCATGTTTGGTTTCATCGCTTCTTCTCCTCAAAGCATGCGAGCATGCCGGGATTCCAACGGGTAGACCAATGCCATTTGCCATTGCCCCAATCCCATGTCCGCCAGAACACTGCATCCTGAATAAACTTCGGGACTTTACTGGGACGTACGCCAACTAAGTGGTGGTAGCCAGCACGTGGGGCGTAAAGATCCCACGTAGTCTGGATGAATGAGTAAGCACCCGCGCCACCGGGGCCATCGGAACGGTAATTCCCACGGGACTCCCGGTAAATAATGCATTTGCGGATCTCTTCTTTCTTCGGCATGTAGTAGGCAGTGCCCTTGTATAAGGAGTCAGGGATGTTGCTTGTGTCAATGTTTACTGGGGTAAACATCAGTACAGAACTCAGTACCAACGCGGTGATCATTTCTTCTCCACGCTTACTTCATCGAAGGTGTAGTTGAATGCGGCACTGAACGGGTCAAGGGTTTCCGCAGCCCTCATGGCCTGCAAATGGTCAGCGCCAGTGATCAACGCACCCAGTGCGTACGCACCGCCTGTACCTATGCCGTATAGCCCATGCATGCGGTTCATTACCGTGCCATCGGATTCGATTTGGAACACGAACCCTCGAACGATGATGATCATTTGGAAATCAACACCATCACTACCTAACTCGTAACCTTCACGCCGCAATGCACGCTTCAAGTCAGGTACGAATGTGGTGATTAGCCAGTAGTAGGACCACTCTTCATCCACCTGCACGCTGGCTTCCTCGTCAGGCTGTGGTGGTTCCCAGTCGTATTGAATGTAGTCGCACAAGCGACCATTTCCTGCGGTTCCGTATGCCAAACTAAAGTTGCGGCAAATCTTTCGCGCTGTCTTACTGACAAAAGATTCAGACTCTGTTGAGACTTGGTAGTCCGCATACATGACGGCCCTACCCTCTTCTTGGATACCGATGATTGTTGTCATGCGCCTCTCCTCAACTTTGGTGGAACCCAACGACCACTGCCCGTACTTCGTGTACGTGCAGCACGATGCGTTGCCTTCATCTCTTTACCGATGCGTTCAGTGATGAACGCGAGTGCTTCCCTGTATTCGAGTCGCTCCCGCAACATCACGATGTTCACTGCGGTTCCACCAGCGCCACATGCGTGGCAATGCCAGAGTCCTTTACCCACATTCATTGATGCGGATGCAACACGTTCTTCATGCACGGGGCATCGCGTGTTGCGTTCACCGCTACCAGTAACGGGTAAGTCGTAATGGTTTAACACTGCAACCATTACCTCTTCGAGTTGATCCGTGTCCATCACACCAACCCCTCCTCACGGAGAAGATCAATCAACGTGCCGATAGTGATGGTCACTCGACCATCAACCGTTCCCTTCTGTCGTGTCTTTGTGACCACGAGTGGGAAGGTTGCTTGCTTGTATTTCTTTTCATAATTGTCAGCCTCAACATCGGCTTGACGTAGGAAGTCACTCATGTTCGCGGCCTTCACGTTCTTTGCTTCGATCACAAGAACACGACCTGACTTCAAGGCGATAGACACATCACCAATGTCGTTGACTCCGGCTCGTGGTAGACGGCGGGCATGCAGCCCGCTGTCATTAAAGAAAGACTCAAGGTCAATCTCCCAACGACTACCCTTCGCCTTATTAGCCGCGCTCACAGTCGCGCACCAGCCGTGAACACTGCCTCAGGTGTAATCAAACTAATGTTGAGGCGGGAACGCACAGTGCGTCTCTCTGATGGTGTGGAGCCAGCCCAAATACCGTGGCGTTCATGATGCAAAGCCCACTGGTAGCAATCAGTTAGCACTGGGCATGCCGCACATATCTTTCGGATGGTGGTCATGTCCGCTGGTTCATCGATCACTGGGTAGAAAATTTCTGTCGGTATCCCAACACATGCTGCGTCTGTATAGTCCGGGTATTTCATAGCCATTGTCTCCTAGTGTTTGCCATTTCAAGTTCTTCCTTGTTGTTGAAAAGGCACATGCGACTTGGATCGACAGCAACCCTGATGGGGTTCTCAGCACCGGGATCAGACACGCCATCCCGGTTCTTCACAGCAGCAACGAGATAGTTATCTCCACTCATCGCCACTGTAAGTATGAGTTCTGGTAGTTGACTCACCTTCCCCATTAATGCTTTGCGTGCAGCAGGGAACTCAGGTTTAGAATCATTCTCGCTAACGTGGTGCAGTACCACGACTGCGCTTTCAGTTTCACGCGCAAGTGAATGCAACGCTGACATAGCGTCACGCATGGCAGTCCACTCGTTGTCATGTGCGGCAGCAAGGTTCAGGAGATTGTCAACGACAATCAGATCAGGGGGGCAGCCGAAGAGTTCAACATATGCTTCTGTCTCTTCGTAAATATCATCCAATGTTGGATGAGGGTTAGGTTCGATACGTATTCTTTGTGAGAGTTCAATGAGTTCATCTTCAATCAAATATATTTCTTCTGTTTCACGCATCGCTTTGACTTCGTCAACCGTGCGGTCAAGCAGTATCGCACTGGCACGGTTAACAATGGTTCCTTGATCAGAGTCAGCGTTGAAGTAAAGAACTCTCGTGTTCGATTTGATTGCGTACCAAAGACTGAGCATCGTCTTACCCCCACCGGGTTGACCGGCGATGACATGAAGTTGCCCCCGCCGAAACTTGATGGTCGCTGAGGAGAAAGCAGGCAGGATCTCTGGGAG